GCCGCGGCGACGCTGGCCGCGGGGCGGGCCGGCACCAGCGATCCGACAATCTCGGCCGATGCGACGACCTACCGCGACGCGACGAAACGCTACACCGATGTCGTGCGCGAGTTCCGGGCGCTGTATGAGGCGCATGTGAAGGGCGCAGGCACGGGCGCGGGAGGCAGCGGCCCGCCGCCGGCCTCGGCCGTCGGCAACTGGGACACGAACCTGAGCACGGGTGCCGATAGGCTCACGCACCCGAGAAGGCGACGATGATCGAAATCGAGATCGATCTGCAGAAATTCGCCGCGGCGCTGGCAAAGCTCGACCCGGCGACTCTCAACCAGCGGACACGGGCGGCGTTGCAGGAGTCTATCTCCTACATCGAGGCGTTGGTAGTGAACGCCATCCCGGTGAACACCGGGAACACGCGCCAGGGTGTATTCACGGACGTACGGGGCCAGACGTTGGCGAGCCTTCGCGGCATAGTGGAATCTCCGCACAAACATGCGCTGGTGTTGGAGCGGGGCAGGACACCCGGCAAGCGCATGCCGCCCGAGGGGCCGATTGCGCTCTGGGCGCTGCGCAAGCTCGGTGTGAACGACGCCGGAGTGGTGTTCTTGATCCGGCGGGCGATCGGCCGGCGCGGCCTGCCAGCACTCAAGATGTTCGAGAACGCGGCGCTGAAGGCCCCCCCGATCGTAGAAGCGATCTTCGCAAAGCACTTGCGGGCACTGTGATGAGCACGTACAGCGACCTCGTGGCGGCGGTCGAGGCCAAGCTCGACGGCGTGAGCAACATCGGTGCGACGCACGCATACGCGCGCTGGGCAAACGATTGGAGCGCCTACCTGGGCCAGTTCAAGCAGACGATCGGGGGCACGGTGCAGATCCGTGGCTGGGTGGTGACGCTGGACGACACCGACCCGATCGCGAGCGAGCCGGGGGGCTTCAGCCAGACGCGGCGCACGTACAACCTGCTGATCTACGGCGTGCTGGGCGTAGACGATTCCGCGAACACGGAGGCGACGTTTCTGGACCTCTGCGAAGCGGTTCTGGATGCGCTAGAGGGCGAGATAGATTTCAGTATCGCCGGCGTGATTGATTACAGTGTCAGTCCGCCGCGGATGCGCAGGTACGACAAGGCCCGAGCGTTCGGCAGCGTACTCTGCCACTACTGCGAGATTGGACTGAGCGTGCAGGTTACAAAGAGCCTGAGCTATGCGTGAGGCATGACATGCATCGGGAAGCCCGTGAGTTCGTCCGAGAGACGCTGGAGCACTTACCGGCGAGGCAGCGCGTGGTCGAGGTCGGTTCTCGGATCGTGAACGGCAGCATCCGCGATCTGATCCGAGCTGACTGGTACGTCGGCATCGATCTGGTGCCCGGGCCTGGCGTCGACATCGTGGCGGATGCGACCACGTGGCGCCCGGGAGAGACCGTCGATACCGTGATCGCGGCCGGGGGGCTGGAGCACGCGGAAGAGCCGCGCGATCTGATCCAGAACATGCACGCGATGCTGGAGCCCGGCGGTTGTTTGATCCTGACCGCGGCTGGCGAGAATCGCGAACCCCACGGCGCGGACGGCAATGTGCTGACATCTGGCGAGGCCTACCAGAGCGTGAGCGAGGCTGACCTGCGCGCCTGGCTTCCGAGCAGCATGCAGGCGAATGTCCAGACGAACGCGGCGCACGGAGACATCTACTGCGTAGCGGTGCGCACCGAGCCACCGCAAGCGTGCGAGCAGATCGGCAGAATGCTGATGATCTGGCCGAGCGCGGAAATCGCCACTTTCGACCTCGCTCGCGGCATCCACAAGCCATTGCAGGCCGCGGGCTGGCAGGTAGACGATTTCAGGCTGTACCGGCGACTGGAGATTCTGGGCCGTGGCCTGGGGAGCTACGCTGGGGTAGGCATCGTCCTCGACGCGGGGCAAGCGAGCCTCTACGCCTGCGAGGCGATAGCGCACAAAGCCATAGTGCAGCACGCCGACTGGGCGCTGTTCGTCAGCGGGCTGCAGGTGCATCCGGATAGTCTGTGGGCACTCCGCAAGCTCGGCGTGAAAATCGCTCTCTGGTTTACCGAGGCGCCGTATGCGGCGCAGGATGAGGACCATGCCGAGCTGTACCTGGCAAGATTCGTGGACGTGGCGTTCACGAACGAGCGCACGAGTGTACCGGCTTTCCAGCGGGTACTCGACCGTGCTGGGAATGGCGGGCGCGCAGTCTACCTCCCGCATGCCTTCGACCCCGATCGCCACACGGCGATCACCGAGACGCTGCCTGAGCAGTATGGCAGTGACGTGCTGTTTATCGGCACCGGCTTCGACGAGCGGCGGGTGCTCTTCGAGGCAATCGACTGGGCTGGTATAAACCTCCGACTCGGTGGCGTGTGGCCCGGCCTGCGGCCGGATAGCCCTCTGAGGCCATACCTGACCGTCGGCGCGATGCCCAACCGCGAGCTGATGCGCTACTACCACGGAACGAAGATCGTCCTCAACCCGCACCGCACGGGTTACGACGCGGAGTCGGCCAATCCCAGAACGTATGAGGCGGCGGCCTCCGTGTGTTTCCAGATCGCGGACTACCGGGCCGAGATTGCGGAAGTGTTCGGAAACGCGATCCCGACGTACCAGCCTGGCGACGCGGGTGCTCTCGCCGGCCTGATACGACACTATCTCGCGCATCCTGACGAGCGGCAAGCCTGTGCTGTCGAGGCGCGGCGGCGAGTGCAGAGTCACACGTACCAGGCGAGAGCAGAGTTGATTACTGCCGTGCTAGGCCAGCATGCGTGCGAGCGTGAGCACCAGCGCACGGCGTAAGGGGGGTTCGAATGGCGACGATCCATGGAAAGGGCGGCGCGGTGGCGCTCGCGCCCGGAGGCTCGGGCGGCGCGGTGGTCGGTGAGGGCCGGTCCTGGCGTATCGACCTCGATAAAGAGTTCGACGAGGACAGCGCCTTCGGGGACACCTGGCGCACGCAATTGCTGGGACTGATTTCCTGGTCGGGCAGCGTCGAGGCGAATTTCGACACCGCCGCGACGGCGCTGTTTGCCGCGGCGACGGCAACGGCGCTGAGTAGCCTGTACCTGTACCCACAGGGGACGGGTACCGCGGCTTACTACTTCGGCCAGATCTGGCCGAAGCTCTCCGTCGAGGTTGGCATTACCGGAACCGCCCGGGCGACAGTCGACTTCGATGGCGATGGCGCGCTGTCCCAGAAGGCGTGATAGGGTTCAGTGGGGGCCGTGGGGAGTTGCGTGCGGGCTATCAGGTCGCGGCGCAGCTCGGCACGTGGAATCTCGGCTTCCCCACGGAGCACTTCAGTGATGGTTGCTGGACGCTCACGGCCGAGATGCTCGCACGAGACGTGTTCTGGCTGCACCACGCCGGCGAGCTTGGGCTCTGGCTGGACATGGGCAAAACCTGGTGGGTCTGGCGGAGTGTGAGCGTGGAGTGTGGAATGACCACTGTCACAGTGAGCGGCGCAGGAGGCCCACAGGATGTCCCGAAATAGGTTCGTGCAGCCGGCGACGGTGCGACTGGAATTGTCGGAAGGTGACTGGATCGAGGTGAAGGCGCGCCTATCCCACGGCGAGCAGAGCCGCGCCCTGGGCGCGGCTCTCGGCAAAGCCAACCTCGGAGCTGGCGATGTCGAGTTGAACTACGAACGGTTCGCGGTAGATCGGCTGCTCGTCTGGATCGTGGCCTGGTCGTTCCGCGATGACCGGGATCACCCAGTGGCAGTGTCGCGAGCGGCAATTGCCGCCCTCGATACGGAGACGGCCGA